CTGGCATCTCAAGCTTACGGCTTTGTTGCCAGTGATGTGCTTGATTCCGGTAGCACTACAACTTTACTAAGTATCAGGGAAGTCATAGGGAAGTTCCCTCGAGTTACTGGGCGCGCAGGTGGTAAGGTCTTTCTTAACGAAGACGTTATATCCGCCTGCCCACACGCAGGGGCACTACCACAAGCACTCTTGAATAGGCTAGAACATAGCCCGACTCCAGGGTGGGAACAGATTCTCCCAATCAACCTTTTTCTTTTACTTTTTCTGGATGAAGTTGGTGAAGATTTAGTACACTATCTTATTAATGATAAGCAACTGTTCAATCTTGAAACTCCAGACGTTGTTAAACGATTGAAAGAGTATCACACTTACTCCCGGCTGTGGCACAAATTGCCGTGTTTAATGATTAGTTATGCTCGCAGCACCCACGCTCGAGATTTTGCAAGGCGGTTGTACGGGTTGGACACGCTGCCCGGCCGATCTCAGCAGTACACGCTCGACTTCACCTCTGAACAGGTGATGCGAAGTATTGACCCCGTTGAACGCGCGTTGCCTGAAATCAGGGAGCTGCCTTCCGGCATTAAGTATCTATCGTTCAACCACGAAGCGTATTACACACTCATACCAAAAATAGTCCGAGATTCTCTCCGTGTCCTAACAAAAGATCACGTAACCTTGCAGGGACTAACAGAATTCTTTTCAGCTCGGGCGTATTGGGGGGCAAGTGGAGGAGCACCCGGGGCTAAGGTTACGTGGGACGAATCAGGCGAGAAGCTTCGCTTAAACAAGCGGGGCGCGCTACTTGCACTACGCGAACAGAGGATTCGGGATTTAGTTTTCTATCTACACAATAAGAGAACTGAGCACCGAGTTCCAGTCCAATGGAGCACTAAGGCTATCAAGTATGAAGCCGGTAAACTGCGAAGTATCCTGAACACTACAGTGGAGCATTACGTCCTACAAGGTTTCATAACTGCTAATTTTGAGGCCAATATGCGTGATGATTCTTGGTACTCCGTCGGCCATTCAAACCCTGCGAGGATCGCCAACCAGTTACGTAGGTTGGCCGACCTATCGCACAGTGTTGGTTATATGTGGGACTACGCAGACTTCAATATTAACCACAATTTCATTTTGATGGCCGAAGAGATTCTAGCCAGGATAGATGTCATGCTAGAGCGATGTACGAGTCCGAGCGGTAAGGAACTTGAAACGCTGAAGAAGGAATTGTACAATTGTGCTGCTTTCACAGTGACTGCGCGATTTAATACCTACTTAAGCGACAATGACACTGGAATCGTGACACAGGCCAAACGTGGCTTGCAATCGGGAGAGCGGGATACGTCGCGTGT